TTGAGTGAACACTGATCTGATTGTATGAGTTGCTATAGAAACGCCCTGGCGCTTAAAGGTTAAAACATGATCTGTTGTTGAGTCAGCAGGCCATACCCCAGCCGAATCACTTACCGCTAATTGGCTTAATGACTCAACAGACACGTTATTAACTTCTAAATCTGTTTGAGCTGTTGCCGCCGCAGCCTCTACCGTCTCTGATCCATCGATAAAACTGTATAGAAAGCGTTGAAAGTCGCCAGTCATGCGGAATTTGTCGTCAGTTATCGGCGCTCGATACGTCTGTAGTTGTTTAATGATCTGGGCAAAACTAAGTGGCACGAACGTCTACCAGAGCAAACTGTGCGTTGTCGGTCATGGTTAACTTAAGCACTCTGTCGCCATCATAGAACCCACCTAAGGCTAGGAATTTAACCTCAGTAGTATAATCGCCTTGAACACCTACAGACACCTCTATCCGGTTGCCGTAAGTGCGCCCGCCATCGTCTGAAATCTCTAGGAATATCTTAGAAATATCTAATGGGTCTGAATTCTCGCCCGTCTCGAATAACAAAACGAGACTCGACATAGTGGCGTACTTATCCACCCGTAGCGGCCCAAAAGCTCTTATTCGGGGTAGTTCATCGCCGTTATGGGTATATGTGTCTTGGTTGAGTGAGTAGACCTTATCCCCACCGACATAGGTTTTACCGTGCGCGTTGGCTTGATAGTGGTAGACGCAATCAGCTCTGTCTCTTGTCTCGCGTGTATGCCAAGCCTTATTGGGATCGGGAATAGAAGCATCGTAAACAATGGTCAATTCACCCGGGAAGTTAAGGTGGTAGAAGTCGTGGCCATTCCAGGTATAAGCAAACCCAATAGGATCTGTCGTGGTCTGTGAAATCTGGTACTCAATGCCGTAGTTGCTCACTCGGATAGGCGTAAACCCATTAGCGCGGTAAACCACACCATTCTCACCCAGCCAAAAGACCGTGTTATCTAGCTTGGCCGGAGAGAATAAGCCCTTACAGCCTCTTTCTAAAATAGTCTGGCGCTGGAATGGGCTGATAACTGATCCTGAGTTAAACCACACTTCTGTCGTCAGCTCACCAAATAGCCATAATTCTCTATGATCGACAATAAGACTGACTAAATCATCCGGTGCGCCTTCAGCCGTCGAGAAATCTATACCGCTGATCGACTCAAAGTCATTAATGGTTGTGAAGTGAAACCGGCCCGAATCCTTCTCTAAAATAATGCCGTAACCGTCTAGGAAATCAGCTTTAGACGCTACAGGGAAATCTGTGTCAGTAATCGCGCTGAGCGTGCTGTCTACCTTCTGTACAACCCAGCCTTTGCCATTAGAGATGATCAGTGATTCAAAAATGTTGTGCGTAATAGATACTGGCAACCCATCGTTGTCTATAGCGCCCAATGCAGACGCTGCGCCATCGCTAGATATACGGTAAACGATGGACCCTGCAACCGCGTACAAGTCGCCCCAAGCGTTATGCATCCCGCGCAGACTATCGGTTAAGTCTACGGTTAAATCTGTTCCTGGCACGCCCTGGAGGCTTGCAACCCCGTCACCAAGCTCGATAAAGACATTAACCGCCTTTTGGGCAGAGACAACACGTGATTGGCCCTCATAAGCGCCACCAATTAACCCTGCTATAGCTTGGGCCATTAGTAATTCAAAGACTCAGGTTCAACGAAATCAGAATCACCAACTACCGCGGCGAAGAACTTACGCTTTGATAATATAGCCAGCGCCTCGCGGTCTGAAGCATTACGCCTTTCATCGAATTGATCGAATACCGGCGTATACATGAATAAGGGTACTAACTGAGCCATGCGCTCATTCGGTATAGAGCTGGCCTCTGTAGGATCGAAATCGAGCGAGTATTCCTCGTCCAATTCCAATAGAAAATCTTGAAAGGCGCTCAATAGCTCAGTGTAGATAGAGCCGCCTAAGTCTTGGCCTGCTCTGCGTAAGCCGATGCGAAAGGCTGCGCGCTGTACCACGTCGAAATGAGTCGCCATATAAATCCTTAAGTGAAAAGAGCCCCTTCGGGGGCTCTAGTTAACCTTAGCTGTCTAAGGCTGCGCCGAAGAAACCTGTAACAACGCCATTTTGAACGTTATTCCAGAACATCTTGCGGACTTCTTCTTTGTGCTCGACACCTACGCCTTTAGAAAAGTCATAGTCTGTCTCAGTCTTATTAGTCATGCGCGGACGCTGACCAAATGCATGACCGAGCGCTTCAGCACCACAAAGATATACAGGCGCAAGGCGGGCAGAGGTATTACCCACTGTGCCAATGTCTGCAATCTCAGGTACTTCACGAATAAGCACGTTATCCCACATAAGATCACCACCTTTAAACAGTGGATTACTCAAGCCACGCTCACGAGCTTCACGCTGAGCCTGCAAGAATGCAGTATCGGCAAGAAGGTCACGACGAGCGATTGAGGGCACAAACATAACGAAGAATTCTTCATCTTCAGTTGTGCGCAATGGCGTGATATGTGGATCAGCTGTCTGAGCCATACGCTTCATCAACGAAACAGCAGTAGCCGTTAGCGTCATTGCAGCGGTCACAACCAAAAGCGATGCGCTGTGGTCCGTAGCCGATTGGTTGCCAATGGCATTGCCAAACAGAACACGGTTTACAGTGCCGTCGTTATTAGCCAAGTACGTATCTTTTGCACCTTCAGCAGCAGCACCATAAGTGCTGTATGTGGTGCCATCATAGATAGCGCCCATTGCATCGAGAATGTTATTTCTATGCTTGGTCTTGGCCCATACACCCAGTTGCTCACGAGCGGCGGTTAACAGATCAAAGTTAGGCTTTTCAGTCTCTTCTTTGGTTACTGTTACAGCGTTTCGTTCGTAAGTAGGGGTTAGGGGCCAGTTGTAGTTATTCAGAGCTTCTTCTGAACCAACCAAGGCGGTAGAACCCGCAACACCGGCACCTGTCAGGCGTCCAATCATGGGAATATCGACGATTTGTCCATTCCCTTCACGTGCAACAATAACGTTGTTTGACGCAGTACCCTCGAACTTAGAAAAGCGATTAGCTCTCGTATATTCCGCAAAATACTTACGTTCCCAATTGGTAACAACATTACCTGCACTAGTCGTAGTAGCAGTCATTTTAGTTTCCTATTTATTTTGGGCGATGGTTAAAGTCGCTCCCGAGCATGTCTTCTAGAGACATTGCACCTTCGAGACCTATTCCACCTGTGGAGTTTCCAGTTTCGGCTAGTGATGGTTTACCTACCGCAGCGGCTTTCACTTCGTCTTTCTGCTCTACAACCTTACCTTCAACCTGGGCTTCAAGCTCTGCTATACGTGCGTTGGCTGTGTTCAATGCGTCATTCGCATCTCCCGCACCCTGCAAGTTTTGCAGCGCTATATGGTCCTGGTACATCTTGTAAGAGTCTTCAAGCAAATTATCAGATGCTGATAACACGCCTTGCATAGCGAGATTAGTTCCCAATTGCTCATTGATCCAAGTCTCCGCAGCGTCCCAATCATCATGGGTGCGCTTCATCCATCTAAGCTCTTGCTTAAATACGGCCTGATTCACTTGCTGGTCAACCTGATTTTGGAACCCTTCAGGGTCGTCTATCGGATCAATCTTAGGTTTTGGCTCTACTGGGGTCTGCTTTCGCAGGGCTGCCAGTTCGGCTTCTAATCCTTGTCGCTTTTCCCGTTCGTCTAAGTAGCCCTTAAACTGTTCAGGATCTATGCGGTTTTCCTTTTCAGGGTCAGAAGTCGGCGGCACTTCCTCTTTTGCTTCAGCTTCTACAGGTTCTGGCGTATCCGCCTCGACTTGCTCTACCTCTGCTTCGCCCGTAGCTTCCTCAACTTTATAGTCATCAGAAAGCACCTCATCTAAGGATGGTTCACTCATTTCTAGCTCCAAAACGCCCGTAAGTCGGCGGCACTATACGCCCGAAAAGGTCGGCGGCACCTGGCATCTAAGACGCCATCAGGACTTGTAACGGTCCTTAATATCTACTTTACGGCTCGCCATATCTTTAACGAACTGTCTCTTTTGTTTCTCATCGGTATTGCGTGGCGATAAAATCTGGTCCATCTTCTTCTTCGAGATTACTTCAGACATACCCACTCCGTAGCTTCTTCACCTTCAACCATCTTGGTCACAAACTCGCCATATTCACCACATAAAGAGCACTCGCCGCGCTCATGGATAGCGTTGTTAAAACGCAGCACCTGGGGTTTATCGAGATTGTGTTTACACTTCTTTTTAATTGCCATTAAGCGGCCCTCATAAATTCTTTAATCACGGCTAAAATTACATCGTCATCGTTGTGACTATCTTCTAAGCCCTTCGTTTGTACATTTTGTGGACCTAGAAACAAACCTGTTGCATCACCAAGCGTAGTCCCAATCGAGCCGGTAACTGTGGTGGCTAAGGCCGCGAATGTGCCTAAAAGAGCTGCTTTATTATCGCCTAATGTGGCTGCTATATGACCAGATACAGACGCTGGAGCCGCATAAGTCCCGTCTAAATTAGCTAGACCATCACCCAGCGTTGAGGCTATGTCGCCTGTCCGATTAGGTGCGGCTAAGTACGTTCCATCCAGATTGGC